GGTGTCTGGGGCGCCGGCTGCCAGCGATGGCGACCACACCAAGCGGCCGGTGGAGTCGGCCAGCGTGACCAGCCTGACCCAGAGGCCGTCGGAGACGAGGATGCTCATGCCTTCGCGGTACTGGGCCGGAACACTGAACACGGCGGTCGCCAGGGCGGCGGCGGTCGTGGTCGTGACCTGGCCGGCCGGGAGGGTGGTGACGGTGATGGCGCCGGCGGCGTTGACGATGCCGGTGGGTTTGCCGGAGCCGTCGCCGTTCAGCCAGGCGTCCTCGATCAGGGCGCCGATGCGTTCGCCGAACTCAGTGGTCAGAAACGACGTAAGATCGAAGGCGCTGTCGGTGAGGAGCTCTTCGCTGACGATGATCTTGGTGCCGGCCTTGTAGGCGGACAGCGACCCCTGGGTGATGGTTTCGTCGGACGGCGTGTAGCTGCCCGATTCGGCGATCCACGCGGCCGTCCCGTGCGTCAGGTTCAAGGGGATGTAGACGGTATCGCCGGTCGACGTGGTCAGGGTACGGCCCAGGCTGGTGACCCCGCCGGGCAGGAAGCGGAGGGCGCGGACGATCATGTCGGCCATCTCGGTGGGCACGAAGTAGCCGCCGCCGGAGGCGGCCTTGGAGAGGACGCGGTATTCCTCGAACTCCATGCCCTCTCGGCCCTTGACGAGCCAGGAGTAGATGGCCTTGCGCACGTCGGGCAGGTCGACGGTCTTGGTGCCGGCCGACTCGGCCCGGTACTCCTCGAGCGTCATCGGGCCGCCCTCGGACGGGAAGGTCACCTCGGGCGGGTGGTGGTTGACCATGGCGACCGTCCGCCGTTCAAGCTCGATCCTGCGGTTGAGCTCGACCAGATCCTTCTCGCGCTTGTCGTATTCCTCCTGGTCTTCGGCCACGAGGACGCCGTTGTTTTCGGCGGCTCGTTCCTGCACGGTTTCGGAAAAGCCGCGCAACTCCGCCACGAGCCTCTGCCGTTGTTCCACGAGTTGTTTGAACTCGTCTTCCCTCATTCGAGGATGCCTCCCTGTTCGAGGATGTCCAGGCGCATGTGCGCTTGGCGGATGAATAGGCGGGCTGCCTCGAGGGAGGGTGTTCCCGTTTCCGCGTCGGCGATCTGCCCCTCCGGGCCATCGTCGAGTTCCTGAAGCGGGAGGGCGGCGAAGCCCATGGTGCGGAGCTCTACCTCGGTCGACTCGTAGGCAGGCTCGTAGGTAAGGGTGACGTCCAGCAGGCGTTGCGCGTTCTTGACCAGTCGGGTGGGTGGTTGGGTGCGCCAGTCGATGGCGGAGTCGTCGCGTGAGGTGGCGATGCCGTAGCTCATGCCGGCGACGTCGCCGCGGGCGATCATCTCGCGCAGGTCGTTGCCGAGGGTGGTGTTGGGTAGGTCGGCTTCGACTTTGAGGCCGCGCCCGTCTTCTTTGAGGCGCAGGGTGCCGGCTTTGGTGGTGGCGAGTACGTCGCGGCGTTCGTGCTGCCACAGCAGCGGCACGTTGCCGGAACGTGACAGGGCTTTGCGGAAGGCGCCGCGGGCGACCCGTTCGACGTAGCCCATTTCTTCGATGAGGCGGTCGTTCCAGGGGGTGTCGTAGACGGCGGCGTAGCCGTGCATGGTGCGGCCGCGAATTTCGGCGTCGAGGGCGGCTGAGCGGTTTTCTCTGGCGGCTGGCTCGTTGGCGTACAGGGCGGCCAGCTGTTTCTCCGCTGCCGTCCTGGTCGGGTGGCAGGCGACGGTGGTGCCGTCGCTATCTTTGACCACGCAGAACTCGTCCTGTTGTTTCTCGATGTGCCAGGGCATTGGTGTCTAGCCTCCCGCCGCTTGTTTGACCGCCTGCATGTTCGCCACCAGTTCCGGGGCCAGCTGCCCATTGCCGTTGCCGGGTGCCGGCGGTGGCACGGTGGGTGGCGGCTTCGGCTTCGGCGGCGCCGGCAGGTTCAACCGTGAGGCAACGTATTCCGGGGTGACGATGCCCTCGTCCAGCATGACCTTCCACCATTCCGCCTGGGTCTTCTGATCCGGCCGCATGAGAGCCTCGATGGTGAACTCGCAAAACATCACGTTCCACGGGAGGATCGCAGGATCCGCGGACAGGGTGCGGGCTATGCGGTTGGTGTAGGGGACGATGGCCCTTGCCAGCCGGATCTGGTTGAGCTCCTCGGTCGAATACTCCAAGGGGCCGCCGTGCATTCCGCCGAGCTCGCCGGGCGGCAGGTCGAACAGGACGGCTATCTCGGTGAGGGATAGTTGGGCGTTCTCGACGAACTGCATGTCCTGCAATGACATGCCGATCTGTTTGAAGGTGGCGCCTTCCTCGAGCACGGGGACTTTGTGCTGCCGGTCGGCGCCGCCGTGTTTGCCGTGGAACGACTCGGACATGTTGGTAAGGCCGTCGTCGCCGAGCCGGCCAGGGAACTCGATGACGCCGGGGACGCGGGCGCCCTGCCGGTAGAACGAACCCTCGTAGCGGTCGCGGGCGATGGCGGCGCCGAACGTCTGCCGGCAATACTCGATCCTGGAGACCCCGGTGATGCCATCCAGGCTGAAGCCGATGATGTGGGCGATGTCGTCGGTCGAGTAGTCGCGCCTGTCCATGCCCTCGGATACCTCGTAGACGGGCCGGCCGTTCTCGGCTTTGACGCGGACGGCGCTGGGGTTGAGGATCCAGAGCGAGTCGAGGACGCCGTCCACGTCGCGTTGTTTGAACAGGAAGCTGTTGCCGTTCAGGGCGAGTTGGGCGGTGACGGTCGACCAGAACACGGGGGCGACGGTGTACGGGTTCGGTTTGTCGTGCAGGATCATCCACGCTCGGTGGGTCTTGGCTTCGATCTTGGCCTCGTCGTCCAACGTGCGGAACACCTTCAAGGGCAGCTGGCCGACGAGCTCGCCCAGCTTGTAGGCGGCGGCGAACACGCCGGCCAGGCCCATGGCCGTCTTCTGCGACACCCGTTCGCCCGACATGGTGGGCGGGCCGGCCAAAGCGTCGGTCAGCCAGGGGTCGGGGGTGGCGAAGCCGGCGCGTTGCTCCCGTGTGCTGCGTTTCGGCCAGAGCCTCATATCGCCACGACTCCGCGGGTTTCGTAGACGGAGGGTTGGGCGAACTCGAGCCTCCAGACGGCCAGGGCGAGGGCGGGGACGGCGTCGATGGGCTTGCGGGGGTCGATCTTGCCGACGCGGCGGATCAGCTTCGAAACCTGTTCGCGCTCCACCTTGGCGTTGCCCAGGTGGGCGGCGATCACGGGGTCGCCCTGATGGCGGATACGGCCATCGACGACGGCGGCGTAGAACGTTTGCAGGGCGTCACGCATCGGCTTCGATATCGGTTCGACGGCGGACACCGCGGCCGAGGGAAGACGCCGTTCGACGAGCTCCATCGTGCGTTCCAGGTAGCGCGGGTCGTAGGCGGCCTCCAAGGGGTGGAAGCGCTGGAATAGGTCGAGCAGGAAGCTTTCCACGTCGCCCATGTCGATCCTGCCGTCGGGATGCAAAACGTGGTGGGGATGATGGTCGACGGCGGAGAACACGCGGGCGTCCACGTCGACCCGGCCGTCGGCGGCCTCGCAGGCCCAGGCGACAACGGTGGTGTCCCACGTCCTCGAGCCGTCGGCGCCGATGGTCACCGTGGCGCCCGCGGGGATCGGCTGGCCGTCGCCCAACGCGGCCCACATGAGGCCGGGGATGTAGGGATCCTGGTCGACGGTCGCGGCGATATTGCAGGTGAACCGCGTCCAGTGCGACAGCGACAGGTCGGGGTCGGCAAACCGTTCGGCCAGCCCGGCCTCGGTGATCTTCGAGAACGGGTTGGCGGCCTTGACCGCTTGCATGTCGTCAACCTTGCCGTCGCGGACGGCCCATTCGTGCAGCACGACTCGGTCGGAGGCGGCGCGGACGAAGGCACCATCCCTGGTGACGTCGGCGGCCTTGGCCGTTAAGGCTTCGCGGGCCTCCTCGAACTCCGAGCCTGGTGTTCCCGCGGTGGAGATGACCAGCAGCTGGCCGCCCCGCTTCCTGAGTTTGCCGCCCCACGTCCGATACAGGGCCAGGTTTCGGTGCCGATGCAACTCATCCAGGATCGGCAACGTGGGGATGACGCCGTCGGCGTGTTCGGCGCCGGCGGCGAACACCTGGATGTTGGAGCCGTTCGGGAACGAGATTCTGCGGTAGCCGTCGTAACAGCGGGGCCGTTTGGCCTTGGGCATCGAGTCGACGAACAGCTTGGCCTGCCGGTAGCCGATTTCGGCCTGGTCGCGGGCCGACGCCGCCCAGGGCACGAAGCCGCGATGCATGTGCTCGCAGTGGTAGAGGGCGAGCCCGGCCAGGTTGGTGGTCTTAGCGTTGGCTTCGGGGACGAGCAACCAACATTTTTCGTAGCCGGCGAACACGTCTTCGACGAAGTGGGCGAAGTAGTCGTCGACGATCCAGCGTTCGCCGTTGTCAAGCTCGAGCCGGGCCGCCCATTTGAGGAAGTGGGCGACAGTGAAAATCCCCTCGGCGGGTTTGCGCCGTCTTGGCCGGCGGTGGGCGTGTTCTCGGCGGAGTTGGAGGGGTTCAGCCGACACTTGGTCGATAGTTGGTTGAGCTATCAACGTTTCGCGTTTGGA